TGATTGCGTTAACTCTATTTAGCAACCCAACCCGTATCACCAGTGTTAGCCTCTTTCACGTATAGCGTTGATCCAGCACCGCCAGCAGGATTCCAAAACTCACTACTTGGGTCTGCTGATATATTGCCAACAGGATTGGTGATCGCTGGGTTGTAAGTATTACGACCTAACGTCATGCCAAGTGTATTTGTCCACAGCGTTGCACAAGTAGAAAAGTCATTATTTTCTGTTTGTGTGTAACTGATGTTATTTAACCCTAACTTAGTTATCGCGGTAACCGATCCAGCAGATCCATCAAAATCATTATTAAACAATCTTAGATTCTCAATAACATCGTCAGTTGCATCTAGCTGCAGACAGCGTTTTGTTGCTGTAGATTTTAATTTGTTACCTTTAATTAACTGACTAACTCCTGCACCTTTTGCTACAACTCGCATCGGCACAGACTCTTGATCTAAGCACATATTATTAACAGCTCTATCAAATGCTTTTACGCCTATCGAGCCACCTTTAACCTCTACCCCTTCAACATCATAGCCCGTAACGCCTGTGCCAAAATTATCAGCACTCCCGCCTATAATCTTAACACCGCCAACAGAATCAACAATGCCTTGGTTACTTGCGTCAAAAGCACCTTCATTAATAACAACACTGCTTTCTGCGCGAACATCAACAGCCTTAGCGTTTAAGTCAAAGCGCATAGCAATAGAAGTAGAAGGGAAATACCCTCTAACTGTTGTGTTTGTGAATGAAATATCAGTTGGATCGTTGTTGTCTATTGTTGCATTTCCTATTTGCATCGTGCCAGACGATATATTAGTGGTTCTGTTTTGAATTATTGTATTATTATTGCCTTTCACGTCAGTTAGTGTTGCTGTTGGAGCGCCACCACCTAAACCATCCGCACAAAACACCCTAAACCCAACGCCATCAGTAGCACCGCTATTTAATCTAGTCAAAAGATTATCGTTAAATCTGATTTTTTGCATAGGTCCAGCAACAGGAAACAGCGCAATAATTTCATCTACTGAGTCTTGCTCAATGACATTATTATTAACGTAGATGTTTTCTGAAACTTCATTAGTCGTTCTATTAGCTAACCAGATACCCCCACCAGTTACATCACCTGTAGTGATTGAGATTTTATTATCCTCTATCCAAATGTCCTTGGTTGATTTGTAACATTCAATAGCAGCTGAATGCTTTGCGCCTTCCGCTGTTAATTTGTTGTTTTTAATGTGACCATTAGCCACACCACCGAACATAATTAGCTTAGGGTTAACAGTTGCGGTGTTATTAGTTATACGAATGGACCCATTAACAAACCAAATATCACTATTAGGGTTAGATGCAAATGTTCCAAAGTTTTCATTTACAACTAAGCAAACAGGCATGTAGGCAGTGGTGAATACATCACCGTCAACATAAACTTTTAATCCGTCACACTGCTTTCCAGAAGGAATCAATACAGTGGCTTGTATCAATAACTCATCATTTGAGCTTATAACTGTTGCTTTAGACTTTAATGCCGCGTTAATAGCGCCGCTGTTGTCTGGTAGTGATGTAGATGCGCCAAATGCTTCAGCCGTCATATTGTAGTTTGCGCGAATTTTAAGTGACAGGGTAGGGATTCCAGTACATTCAATTATGCCGTAGGTGTCAGGTGCAACTGTTGAGGTAAGTACTACATCAAACAACGCGCTTGCACGGTCTTTTATTTGCAGTAATGCGCCAGCGTAAAGTCTTTTTGTGTCAGTGCTTGTTATTGCGTCATTTAATAATTCAAAATTGTCTGTGGGGGTGTTTGTGGGCTCAGTATATCCGTTATACAAAACCCAATCATCAACATTGAATAATGTTCCGGTTGTGAAAGGTAGCGGCTTTGTTGGAATATAAATATCTCCAGTTGACGCAGGGTATCGCCTTGCTTCTAACTGTGTTATTTGTGTAAGCGGAGACCAGTCTGGGATTGGATCTCCAATAATAACACCAATCTTATTCAGCCTGCCTTGAAGTGTGTCGGTTGTTTGTCCAAACCTATTTGTTGATTGGGTTATAGGCGTACCAGATGGCTCTCCACCAGCGCGAGAAGTCGCCACTTCACCCATAGTGATAGCGTCAGATTTAGCATTTATTAAATCTTCTGTGTTTATTTGGTTTTCGCAAGTCATTATGAAAATCCTTCGTCAAAACCATCACTAAAAGCTCCGGTTGTTTGTGTTGTATCGCCTGAATAATATAGCGGCGAGTAATTTATTGCTTTTATTTTAACATAGCTATTATCTGTTGGCGCAATTTCCTGTGGTAACATAAGCTGACCGTCTAGCCTAGCCTCATTACCAAAACTGAATTCAGTTTTTAGCGCATCGTTCCCGGTGTAAATATTTTCTGTTGGCAACTCTAAAAGTCTAACAACGTTTTTATATTCAGTTTCAAAAACTAAAATACTTTCTGTTGAGCCGTTGCGTTTTTTTAATATTATCGAGTGCGTATCATTTTCAGTAAAAATAACATCTTGCGACAGTGTTAACAACAATCCGTCAACAGAAACACAATAACCGTCAAATGTTTGGAGTCTCGTACCTTTTACAACAGATATTAAATTGTTCGGCTTAACGAAACGCCCCTCTTGAGTCGCTCCAAAATCAACAGATACTTCCTGATATTTATTTTTATTAAACAAGCGCATCATGTGCCATCTGGCCTGATTTATACCTTTTATACCTGTGAATTCAATTCTTTCAGGGTTTGTTCCGCTTTGGTCTTCTGGAAAAAACAATGTTTCTTTTGTGTATTGCTCGCCATCAGTATAAACAAACTCTATTGAATCTTTTGAATCAGAAGTGTTGCGTTTTCTCGTCCATGTTTCAGCGTTTGGCTGCTTTGACCTGTGAGTAAAAACCATTGACGGAATAGACTGAGGGTTCTCAAACCAGCCTTTTAATATTCTGCCCTCGCGCCACAGTGTCACAAATGCCGCCTTCGCTATTGAAACAAAGGTTTCTTGTGCGCTCAATGATGTTGAGTCAAAAGAATAATTAAATTGACCTGATTCAGCACTATCAAAATACGTTTCGTTTTCTTCTTGTAGTGATAATAGCAAATCTAAATCTAACTCTGATTCTAAACGCCTGCCGACAAACGGATCTAAAGCTAGCCTTATTAACGATTGCATAGCTTGAGTGTTCGGTGTTTTTGTTGCGCTAAAAACTCCATTGCCTTCGTATTTGTTAACCATTTCAGTGGCTATACAATTCAACTCAGGCGTTTTAGTTGCTGTAGTTAAAAATTCGTTAGTTCTCTTTGTTTGTACTGTGGTGACGTTGCCGAAATGCTCTTTGTCTATATTGATAAGCCCGAACACTGATTTTATTTTTATTTCATCGACTATATTGCCATTAAACTCAAAATCAACTGGCGTTATGCGTTCAATACTCCACTGTGCGTATGTTGAGCCACCTAAATCAATGTCGGTTGTATCACCCTTTTCTGAACTATTATTTCCTTCGATAGTTTTAGTTATTGGCATTTCACTGCCGACAGGATCACCATTGTCATCTAGCTTTTGATAGATGATTTTATATTCAACTGATGCTTTTTTTCTTCCGTTAGAATCTTCTTTGTAAACACCACCTAAAGCGTTAACGTTAACAATAAGTTTATTCATCTTAAAGGAGGTCATTTTGAACGGACCGATCAAAACGTCCTCTATTTTTGATATTTTACCCTTATCTCCAACTATAACCACATCACCAATACCATCCATAACAGCCCAACTAGGGTCGTCTGATATGTTAAACGCTATGACACTTTTACTTACAGATATAACTTCGTGAGTAAGTTCCCCTATAGTTACATTTGTTGGTATTCCATCTTCATCAACTGAAACATATACACCTATTATTTCTACATTATCTCCGACGTTAAAGTTCTCAGTGAAATCAAAATCATCTTCGCTTGAGATTATTTGACCTGTTGAGTTTGCTTTGAAATTTCCATCTAAAACAGCAGTATTAACATTATTAGCTAAAAGTGTTTGACCTATTGCATCAGGTGACTGCGTCACACCATAAACAGGCTCGTTAATTGGCTCGCCTATTTGAATATACGGGTTTGAATTATTTGGTGATGTGTCAGGGCCATAAACGCCAGCAGCAGCGCCTTTACTATCAGCAATAAGTGTATCGCCTTCTTTTATATCTTCTATGAGCAAATCTCCCCTAGCAACACAATAATACCCAACCCTTTGCTCTACATCATCAACAAACCTTGAATATTCGCGCGATAAAACATCAAATATCATTTTATCTTGACCACATAAATCAACGATCCGCTCTC